GAAATCCAGTAAAATCAAGGATTTAAGCAGTACGGAAAAGTATACAAAAGTAGGAAAATGCACATAACTTGTTTACTACTTGTTTATTATTTGATTACCGTATTTGTTTACCGTCAGGTAGGGCTGAAAATTGGCCCTACCTGATTTTTTCCAGATCTGACCGCAGCCATTCCAGATCCCGGAGGGTGTAAACGGATTCAGTGATATCCTGGATTTTATGCCCCACCATCTCCTTTAATGCATATTCATCAACTTCGGCTTTCTTTGCCCTGGTGACGAAGGTATTTCGGGGATCATGAGGGCGGTGCTCTGGATTGAGATTGAGCGCTGCCATCACAGCCTTGAAACGATAGCTGTATTTATCATAGGTAATTTTATAAGAGCCGGCATGGGTTTGCCCCTTATCATTAAAGAGGTATGGGCTTCCCAGAGACATGGCAATATCATAATTCTGTTTTACCAAGTCTCGAATTCTGGTATGGATCGGGACAATACGCTGCTTACCGGCATCCGTTTTTATTCCGGCCTGCATATACCATTCTTCGAGATTGATCTCATCCAAACGGAGCAGGGCAAGCTCCTGAGGCCTCCATCCCATATAACATTGGATCAGGATCCAGTCTATGTATTTCACTTTTCCGACATTTTCCCATAGGATGTTAAGCTCATTGTCTGAGAAGGGGATGTGGCTTCGCTTCGACGCTTCTTTTTCTTTCATAATGTCTTCCGATATATCAAATGTTCTGGCATAGTTCACGGTCACAATTTCATATTCCAGTGCATAGTCATACATCAAATTAAAAAGAGATTTTATCCGCGCCTTTGTACCAGCGCTGGGAAATATCTTCTCGCCTTTCTTTTTTCCGCGTGTTTCGATACGGTATCCCTCATCCATAACGCCCTTTATATGCCTTGCCCGTACATCTTTTGCCCGCATCCGGTAGATGCTGGAGCAGTAGGCCCAGGCGGATGTGATCGTACGAGCATAGCTTTCATCACAGGTGCTCAGGTAAGCATCGATCCATTTCTCATAGAGTTCTTCAACGAGAATATCATCTTTAAGATCGTAAGGATTGCGGTTATAATCTATCAGGGCCTGATAAGCTTCGTTGTAGGTTGGAAAATAAGCTTTGGGCTTCAGTGGCTTCAGTATGGGTTTATTGAATTCTGTTTTTCCAACGCAGACTCGAGTCCAAAAGGGATTGCGCAGATTTTTGCCCTTGATTTCTGTGATGCTTCCAAAACCATTAGGCAGCCGTTTTCGTCTGGCACGTTTTTTATAATTGTTCTGGATCACCGTTCGATTCAACGGATAACCGCAATGGGGGCAGGCCAGGGCCTTGTCACTGACTTGCAGCTGACATTCCGGACATTGAATCAGTGCCATAATTATTCCTCCTTATTGTTGCGACGTCGCACATTTTTGGGTATAAAAAATACATCTGTACAGGTGTGTGGAGGTATGGTACAATGTAGGTGGTTAGTCTATATTGTATTGGCCTTCGTAGCCTGTACAGAAAATTTATTCAAAGCCGTTCAGTGTTCGTAGCACTGGGCGGTTTTTGCAATATAAAGAACTATCTCCAAGTTGCATGACGGGCATGGAGAAGACCATTTTTAAATGTAATTCGTATACTGGACTCTGCATCTTGGGAATACCAACGCACTTGTAAATAGTCGTAGGTTTCACTTCCTATTTGTCTACGTTCAGTATTTCTAACTTCATGTTCTTTGCCTAAGATAGATATTACTTGATCGTAGGTCATGCCCTCTTGAAGCTGATTATAGAGATCTTCTGAGGCATATTTTCTTCCATCAATAGTCATGTCAATATATTTGCCGGTTGAATCATATAAGCATCCATCGGCTGCTACGCCGGGCCAAGATGGTAATGTTCCGTCATTATCTATCCAATACCATGTACCATCTTCGTCTTGAATCCATTCATTTTCAGCATACTCACCATTATCTTTTACATAGAACCAAAGATTATCATAAGTGTTAATGCTGCTGTCAGTTTCATGGGTATGTGTCCACGTCCCTGCCAAAGCAGTATTGGCTAAAATGGTTGACATCATAAGCGTTGCTAAAAATAATTTTGCCTTTTTCATACCGATTTTCCTCTTTTCTTTTGGTTTTTATTAAACCGCCTTTTGCGTTTTAATACATCACTTTTCCAATCACCTTTCCCATACAGACAACATTATCCCCCTCGTGTATGGGGATATTTTTATAATTCTTGTTTCTGGAAATCAGTTCTTTTTCTCCCAATTCTTTAATAAAGGCATCCCCATTTACTATAAATACGCCAATATCACCGACGTGCATTTCCACGTCCCGTTGCACCAGTGCAATATCCTCATGGGAAAAATCCGGTTCCATACTGTTACCGTTTACGTCGATGGCAAAGTCGGCGTCCTCATATTCGGGAAGTGCTGGGAGCTCAATATCATCTTCAGCTTCATTTCCCAGTATAAAGATTCCTGATCCGGCAGATACTCCGGCTCGGAAGTAGGGGAGAGCGATAATTTTGCTTTTTGGTTTGGGATGAAATTCTATGATAGTTGTATGACTGGTATCTCTAGCGTTTAAATCCTGATAATCAGGTATTTTAGTTAATAATGTCACCTGCTCAATGGCCTTGTCTTTCCCTACGCTGTTTAGCAGAACAAAATTTTTAAGTAATTCGTTGGCTTTTTCAACTTCATATGGAGAGGATAATTTATAAGAAAAATTATCCAAAGCCTTTGTTGCACGTTCCATTACTGAGGGGAGCCTTTCTTCAAGGGCCTCCTGTTCCTCTTGGGTTAGAGAATAATCATTGTTCTGTAATTTAGCCAATGCAGAATTAAAAGGGCAATCATCGGGCTTTGTCGGAAAGTTTAGAGAACGGTATTCCATAGGGACATTCTGTCCGGATACCCATGAAGGATTTACTCTTAATGATTTTGCAATGGATTCTAATACAGGAATTTTCGGCTTACCTATTAAACCATTTTCGTATCGTTGTATAGTGGATTTTGTAACTCCAATATCATTTGCTACGTCGTCTAATGTACGATTACGCAAAGATCTGGCATATTTAATTCGTTCACCTATAAGTTTTACGTCCGTGTGACTCACCTCCTATGTATAATATAGCACAGTTTATTGCACTGTGCAATAGAAGAAATGAAAAACAATAAAAAAAGTTGCATAACGCTATTGACAACTAAGTTGCACAGTGCTACAATGCAGTAGAAAGGAGGGGAGACCATTGATAAATAGCAACAAATTAAAAGGACGCCTTGTTGAAAAAGGTTTGACGCAAAAAGATGTTGCAGATATTTTGGGAATCGCTCAACCAACGGTAAATCAAAAAATCAACAATGTTCGCCCAATGGATTTGAATGAGGCCGAAAAGTTAGCAGAACTATTAGATATTAGGCCAGAGGAATTTCAAATATATTTTTTTGGCTAATAGTTGCGTAGCGCAACACTGAAAGGAGGCACATAAAATGCACGAGTTACAGATTTTTAACAATGAGGAGTTCGGAGAAGTCCGGACAGTAACTATTAATGATGAACCTTGGTTTGTAGGCAAGGATATTGCAATGGCTTTAGGATATGCAAAACCAGAAAATGCCATTGCTACCCATGTAAATGACGAAGATAAAACCAGTACCTTGATTCAGGGGAGTGGTTCTAACTACAAAAGTAAGGCAATTTTGATCAACGAATCCGGCCTCTATGCTTTAATTTTCGGAAGCAAATTAGAATCAGCCAAACGATTCAAACATTGGGTGACTTCCGAGGTTCTTCCAACTCTCCGCAAAACAGGTACATATGAGATGCCAAAGGCTAAAAAGAGCAGATCAAACCGTACTGCATTATCCTCAGCCAACATGATGGTTAAAAACGTCATGAGCATTTTGGAAAAAGCAAAAGTTGAACCTGTATTTATTGCTGCTGAGGTAAAACGCCTGTATACAGATCTGGGATACGAGGTAAAGGCTCCTCTGGTAACAGATAAAGAGATCATGCCAAAGCTTTATGATTGTACAGAGATAGCCAGGGAACTGGGGATCTATTCCACTAATAACAATCCACATAATCAGGCCGTAAGCGTTATTATCAAGAAATTACATATACCAGACAGCGAGATCGTCACTGCCGCATTTAGTCAGAACGGACATGATGGCATAACAATTCAGTATAAGCCCTCCGTTTTAGATGATGTAAAAGCTTGGTTATCTGAAAATAACTATCCGGCAAGAATCCCTTATGAAGATTCTAAGGGGAATAAAAAGGCTTGTACGGTGGTGTATCGCAATATAGGCAGAGACTGAGGACGGGAGGTGAGAGAGATGGAAGAAAGAACTTGTATATCTATTGAAAAATCCCTTAATTTTAAAAAGAGTGGGGAAACATTTTCTGTAAAGATTTGCTTGGAAAACATTTCCCCGGAATTAAAAGAAGATTCAATTAGTCCTTATTTAGAAACTTTATTTTTAAAAGCCATCAAAGATTTAAAACTTAATAATTCCTGATTGTACGAGTGCTCGTATTAATTTCTTGGCATCTTCAGGATTCTGTCCTAAGGCAGAAAGAAAAGCTTGTTGTTGTTCCTCTTTACTTAAAGAAGTATCTGTTATAGCGTGCATCATTGCAGGATTAGTAAAAAACAAGGAAAGCATATTAGCAATCAGATCTTCTTTAGAGGATTCAGGCTTTGCATATATTGTGGGCATATAATTTGTGAAAGAGCAAAGTTCTAGAAATTGGTTGTCGGGTTTGCCCGGATTAGCGTTATAAAAGTCAAAACGACGCTTTAACTCCAGAGCTAATTTGTCCATGCCAGATGGTTCCTGCGTATATTCAATATGGCGTAGATGCGATATATCGAAAGGGACTAAAAAATCCACTTTTTCACGGATTAATATAGTTCCGGGCTTAATTGCATGGCGTATGCCAAGTTCGTAGAAAACATTTGGATTTGGGTATGTAATATCGGCGATTACATATTTTGAATGCATTAATTTTGTGAATATATCATTACTCATGGAACCGGGATTCAATTCTTCATCAGCACGAATAACTTCGATTCCTGGAATTGCTTTAAGTATAGCATTTTTGATAATGTAATCATATTTTTCTCGAAGCTGTTCTTTGGTAATAGTGATATTTCCTACAATTTGATCGCCTATAGGCATGATGACAAAGCAGGTATTGTTCATAGTGTTTTCCTCGTCCTTTTGTACTCGGCCTGGCGGGGCCTGTGAGTACAGTATAGGACAGAGGGGAAGAAAAGACAAGATGAGAATGAGGGAGGTGAGAGCATGGCAGAGAGCGTAATACAACTGACTCAGGCGAAGGAAATAGGAGAGCATATAGCTCGTATGCTTATGAGTGAGAATTCTGTACCCGAGTTCGGAGAGAAAGGTGTTCCGGTAGCCGTTGCAGCAAGAGTTTTTGGAAAGGATGCTACTTGGATTCAGGCAGGAATCATTTCTGGATGGCTGCCTATAGGAATAGCAACTCAGGACAAGCGGCAGGTTACAGATATCAAACAGATGGAATCAGGAAAAAGAACCAATTACTATATCAGTCCCAAAAAGTTATGGGAGTGGACTGGGTACATATGGAGAGGAGAAGAAAATGCAATCAGAAGTAATTAAGTATCAGCCCCCAGTGGAGGGCGTTGTAGTTACTCAGGAAGAGGAACAGCAGATCCTGAAGCTGGGGCGGATCGCCGGAGAGCAGATCAGGCAGAGCCGTAAGGATGTGCGCCTGTTTGGCAGACTGTCTACGGTGATGGCGTTCCTGCTGGGGATGGAATCAGCGGTGCTGTTGTTGGTGGCCTGTGGAATTGTAACACTGTGAGAGGAGGTGAGAAAAGGATGGTTAGAGGAGCAAAGACAATAGCGGAATTTAAGATCCGTAAACATCTGGAAAAACTGGAAGAGAGAGGCCTTGTGATGGACAATATATCATTTGAGATGAAGAGCCAGAATGAAGCAGAGCTGACAGATGTGAATGGAGACAAACTGAGATTGATCTACGATCAGGAAACACGGACGGTTATAGAAATATGAGGGAGAGGAAAAGAATAAAAAAGGACCTGCACAGCGGCAACTGTGGTAGGTCCAGAAACTAAAAAAATCAACACCCTCTATTATGAGGGAGAACTGAGGGAAAATCAAGATGGCAAATCGAAAAAATGATGTTTTTTGTGCGGACAACCAGTATGAAGAGGCCCTGATGCTCATGGGACGGGTCAATGCGCTGGCTGGAATTGTACAGGCAAGTAAGTACTCTGTCAGCTGTGAAATGATTGCTGCGGCGCTGGGCTTTGAACTGGCTGAAAAGAAAGACAATGAACAGGGAGGAAAAGCAGAATGAAAGTAAAGGTAAAAGAACTGGTTCCGGGACAGGTGATCCGGGTAGAGTACGGTGATTACGAAAACTGGGTTAATTTCCAGGTAGATGCAGTAAAGCCGGCTGAAAGATATATCAACGTAGACTGCCATGCAGGCGGCGTACATACAACCCTGGAGATGGAGCCGGAGGAAATGGTGGAGGTGCGTGAAAATGCCTAACGTGATTATGGTCAGGAAACCAAAAGGTGTGAAGATCAACCGGGATGTACACGGGGATGCAGTCATTAAGATCAGCTCAGAAGCAGCGGATACCCTGGAGCGCCTGCTTCGTGAAGCGAGGGGAAGCCTGTCAGTAAAGGAACTGGCATCCAGCATGATTAAATATGCATCCAATGACACGATCATTAAGATTGAGGAGGAAGGATAAATGGCAAGAGTAATCTGCATAGCCGGAGAATCAGGATCCGGAAAGACAACATCCATGAGAAACCTGGATCCACAGAGTACATACTATATTGACGCAGATAAAAAGGGGCTTTCCTGGAAAGGGTGGAGGAACCAGTACTGCGAAAAGAACAAAAATTACCTGAAGTGTGACGACGCAAACATTGTCAGGGCTTATATTAAAAAGCTTGCATCGGACTGCCCGCGTATCAGGACGATTGTTGTGGACACCATAAACGGGCTTATGGTTGCTGATGAGATGCGGCGAAGCAAGGAAAAGGGATATGACAAATGGGTAGATCTGGCAACCTGTGTATGGGATCTGATTGTGGAATGCTACGATTACAGGGATGACTTGACGATCGTATTCACGGCCCATACCCAGACAGAGACAGATGATGCCGGGTACCGGTTTACCCGTATCCAAACATCCGGAAAAAAGCTGAATAAGATTGTCCTGGAAAGCAAGTTTACAACCGTACTTCTGTCAAAGTGTGTGGATGGGAAGTATCTGTTTGAAACGAGGGCCAATAACAGTACAGCAAAATCCCCCATGGGTGCATTTGAAGATTTTGAGATCGAAAATGACATTGTGAAAGTAATCCAGGCCCTGGAGGAATTTTGACCATGGCTGGCAGCAGGGCAAAAAAGAAATGTTACCTTGTTATGCGCGGCGGGAAATACGAAGCAAAGACATGGGCCGTGTCAGAAGAGAAGGCAATCAATAATGTAAGATATAACCGTTACATCAGCCAGGGGATCTATGAATATGCCATGGATGATTTTGACGCGGTAGAAATGTGAGGAGATGCAATATGAAACGATTAAATGGCTACGAAAAGGCACAGGCATATACAGACAGCGAGCGTCTGCCAGCCGGGGGATACATCCTCCGTATATTGGATGTGAAGTACCAGTCCAATGACTGGGGAGATGTGGTTATCCTTTATTTTGACATAGATGAAGGGGAACAGAAAGGATTCTATGAAAGAAATTATAAGAACCAGACGGGAGAAGATAAGAAATGGAAAGGTACATATCGGCTCCGGGTGCCGAAGGATGACGGAAGCGAGGAAGATGAACCCAGACAGAGGAGGTTCAAGACAACCGTAATGCATTTTGAGGCATCCAACCAGGGATACCACTGGAACTGGGATGAACAGACCCTGAAAGGAAAAATAATTGGAGCCCTGTTCAACAACAAGGAATATGATTTTGAAGGGCGCCATGGATTCTTTACAAACTGCCATTCATTGGTGGCAGCGGAAAAGATCCGTTCCGGTAAGTTTGAGATACCGACGGATACTTTGCTGAATAAAAACAGCGGGCAGCCTTCCGAATCGAATGTGTCTTCTGTGGGCGATGGGTTTATGAATATACCGGACGGGGTGGACGATGAAGCCCTCCCGTTCAATTAAGGAGCCCTGGGATGCCGTACACGAATTTTGAAATCGACAAATGTCTGGAATCGATGGTTCTGTTGGTAGATACGAGGGAGCAGCCTACAGAACGCCTGAAGGAACGCCTGGAAGCTGCCGGACTGCCTTATGAGAGGGCCAAACTGGATGTAGGGGATTATTCCTGCAAATGTACACTGCCGGATGGAGAAGTCCTTGATTTTTCCGCCAGGGCAGTCATTGAACGCAAGATGAACCTGGATGAACTTTGTATGTGCTTTGGAAGGGAGCGCAGACGGTTTGAAAGGGAGTTTGAGCGTGCCAGAGTGGCCGGGACCAGGGTATACCTGCTTGTGGAGGGAGATAACTGGGAGAAAGCCTATAATGGTAAGTACCGCAGTCTCCTTACCCCGCAGGCCCTGATCGCAAGCATAGATGCGTTCCGGGCAAGGTATGGGATGCAGCTGGATTTCTGCAAGGCGGAAACATCCGGAAGGCTGATCCGTGACATTCTGTACCGGGAACTGAAAGAATATCTGCAGGGATGTGAGTGAGTTGACAGCAGATGAGATTAAAAGCACATACAGTATGCGCGAGATTGTGGAACGTTATGGGTTCCATACGAACCGGGCGGGCTTTATCAGCTGCCCATTCCACCAGGGTGACAAGACCCCGTCTTTAAAAATATATGAAAAAGATTACCACTGCCATGCCTGCGGGGCAAACGGGGATATCTTCACCTTTGTCCAGGAAATAGAGGGCATTTCATTTAAAGAAGCATTCCGGAGCTTGGGAGGGACATACCAGCCCTGCTGCCGGATTGCATCCCAGAGGCGCAGGAATCAGATAAAACGGGAACGGGAAGAGCAATATGAGGCAGAGCGGAAAAGAACCGCCTGGAAATGGAGACGCCTTGGAGAAGTCTGCCGGCTCCTTAGGATGCTGGATAAGCTGATCCCTGGGATGGAGCCGTATTCGGAGGCCTGGGAGGCAGCAGTCAGCCTGAGGGAGAGGAACCGCTATTATTATGAGATACTGGCATTTGGAACGGTACAGGAACAGGAGGAAATGAGGGGTTTTAATGAATGACATCAGGAAAGAGTACACAAAGGAAGAATTTAATACAGAAGCCCCATACCGCCTGCTGTTTGAGAGGAAGGATGATGGATTCGCGTATCTGCAGCTTTATAACGATCTGAATGCAAATGCTGAACGTGTAGGTTTTAAACGGTTTGGCACAATGGCCAAAGCTTATATGAAGCAGCATGAAGAACACAGGAGCGGCCTTAGCAGCGTAGTAAATAACCTGACAGATTTTAAGGACCAGCCGATTGAATTACTGACCGGGGACTGGATCGCCAATGATGAGGGGATTTTACGTCGGAATGACAATCAGGGGATGGATGTTGCCTGTGTGCATCCAATCCTTCCGGTACAAAGGCTTGTCAACATTGATGATGGGACTGTGCGGCTGCGGATCATGTTCCGGAGGGATTTCCGTGGCTGGCGGGAGGTGATCGCCAATAAAAGCACACTTTTCAGCTCCAGGGAGATCAAGAAGCTGGCAGATAAGGACATTTCAGTCTCAGACAAGAACGCATCCTTCCTGGTGGAATACCTTCAGGATCTGGAGGATCTGAACCATAACACCATCCCGGAAGCCCAGTCTGTGAGCCACCTGGGATGGACATCCAACGGGCTGTTCAGCCCATATATGGAAAACTTGGAGTTTGACGGCCTGGAGAACTTCCGAAAAGTGTTTGAATCCGTGCATCCATATGGAGCGTATGAGAAATGGCTCGGTATAGCAAGAAAAGTCAGGCAGACAGGATCGGCGGCGAGAATCGCCCTGGCAGCAGCCTTTGCATCGATCATTATCAAAGCCATTGGGAAGCTGAATTTCCTCCTGCATTTGTGGGGAGGGTCTGGAACAGGAAAGACTGTCGCACAGCTTCTGGCCGTTTCTGTATGGGCTGACCCGAATGACGGGGCAGGGTATCTCCAGACGTTTAACGGTACCCTTGTAGGCCTGGAGCAGCTGGCCGGCTTTGTAAACAACCTGCCCCTGATACTGGATGAATTCCAGCTTGTGAAAGATAAAAAGTCCTTTGAACAGACGGTGTATATGCTGTGTGAAGGGATTGGAAAAACAAGAGGGGCGAAAGCCGGAGGCCTGCAGAAGACCCCAACATGGAAGAATTGTACCATTACATCAGGGGAATCCCCCATTACCCATGCCGCATCCGGGGCTGGTGCAGTAAACCGCATCATAGAAATTGAGTGCAGGGAGATGCTGTTTGAGGATGCAGTTGAGGTATTGGATGTGATCCGGTCTAACTATGGGTATGCCGGGAAGCTGTTTATGGCATTCATGTCCACCGATCAGGCAAAAGAAAAGGCGACCGGCCTCTATAAGCAGTTTTACCGTGATATAGGGACATCCAGCACGGAAAAACAGACCATGGCAGCTGCAATCCTGCTGACAGCCGATGCGCTGGCTACGGAATGGATCTTCTGCGATGGCAGGGGTTTGACGGTTGGGGATATAGAACCATACCTCCATTCCAGGGAGGCGGTAGATATCGGTGCCCGCGGATATGAATATATCCAGGATTTTTATGTCAGCAATGCTGCCAGGTTTGACCCCAGCGCAGATCCCTGCTACGGCTCTGTATCCGGTGATGAGGTGCGTATAATCAAGAGCGTGTTTGAGCGGATCTGTGAAGAAGGGGGATATAATCCCAGGGCACTGCTGTCATGGCTGGACCAAGCAGGGAGGCTGTCAAAGGGAAAGGACAACCTGTATAAGTCTGCCAAGGTCAATGGGAAGGCGGCTCGGTGTGCATGTATCAATATGGCAGAGAAGATCTACCCGCAGGAAGAATTTATCCCTGTGGAAGATGGAGAACTGCCGTTTAACTGAAGCCGTTACAGGATACGGGGGCAGGGTTACAGTTTCAAACGCGTGTTTTGTAACCAGAAAATCCAGTGTTTATGCGGGTTTGAGGGGTGCGGTTACAAAGTTACAAAAGTTACAGGTTTTTTATAAGCTTATAGGAGGGCATATATGTATAAAAGAAGTCTGAAAATTTAATCATCTATGCGCCCCGCGCGTATAGGGGAAAAAGCGTTGTAACCTTGTAACTTTGTAACCGGTCATTGAAAACCCAGTGTTTATGCGTGTTCGAAGCCTCTCATCTGGTTACAGGAACCTGTAACGCATTGTGACTATAGGAGGCAAAATGGATAATAAGACTATATCAGATATCTTTGTGGATGTCTATAACCGGTTCTGGATGAAATGGCGTGACCGTGTGCCGCCAGAAAATTCAGAGGGATGGGATGCGCTGAAAGCGGAAGCAGATGCGATCAAGGAAAAGTATGGTAAGCATATGGTACGGAAATGGGAAGGGCCGTTTCCTGCAATGGAGGAAGAACCGGTAGTGTCCCCGCTTGTTAATTTTGTTATGGATGAACTGGAAGCCAGAAGTAGGAAGGGAGCAGGAAAATGAAACAGCCAAAGAGTGAACCGGTCTATGTATGTAGCGTATGCGGGAAGGATATAGCCGGGGATCATGTGTATATCAAAACAAGGAGAGGAACAGAGCAGCATATCCATTATGGGTGTATGCCGTGCAGGAAAGGAAAAGAGCTATGGAGAGATTAACACATCCCCGCAGTAGCGGGATCAAGACGGGATATTGGAGTTCAAACAAGAAAGATGAGCTGGTTGAGCGGTTGGCAGCGTATGAGGATACCGGGCTGACACCGGAAGAAATCAAGGCGTTAAACGCGAACGGAAAAACATCAGAGCACCGCTGGATTCCGGTGGAGGAGAGGCTGCCGGAAGCCAGAAAAGATGTTTTGGTTTGTGTGAAAACGGGGTGGATTTTGGTAGCATGGTATGGCTCTGGGGGAAAAAGGTGGCATATATCGCCATCAGATGTGGGCACACTTCATGAAAATATTGTTGCCTGGATGCCGCTGCCGGAGCCGTATCAGAAGGAGGAGAGAGAATGAGAGCGTATCAGTGCAGTAGATGTGATAAGCTGCTTGATCTGGATGATTACTGTACCTGTTCGGTTTTGGGAGATATGAGGCCGGGTCACAGATGGAAAGGAGCGGCAAAAATATGCCGGGAATCCTTTGAACAGCTTCCAGAAAAGCAGATATGGCATGAAAAATTTAGTTGGGAAGATTAAGACGTTAGTTGTAGTAAACAGTTGTGGTATTAAACAATTATTTTATGGAGAAATTTAAGGTTTGCGTAACAGGAGTGAAAAGATGAAGCATTTTGAGTGGATTTATGGCCGTGAGGGAGAAAAATATGGTATCTGGAATAGCGTCCGGAAGGAATTCCAGTTTGGCATCTGCGAGGATACGCCGATGCTGGCTGAGGCCCGATTATTCCAGCGGATAGGGGATGATGCTCGAAAATATCGTTTCGAAGTTAAGAGGCTGCCGAGGGAATATCGGATAGATGAAAAAAATTAAGATTTAGGAAAGGAAGTACAATGTACAAGAATCATGAAGGATATCCGGATCCAGCCGCAGGAGCTGCGATCCATGAAGCGGACAGGCCGCCAGAAGATTACCGCAAGACCGTCCGCATGATGCTCTTTACCGCGAAGTGTATGGGCTATCATGTGGAGGATAGGATCAGGTTAAGAGACGAGAAAACAGGGAGGTTGTGGCCATGAATGTACTTAAGAGCGTAGTGATTATCATGTGGGCCATAACGGGGACGGTCAATCTGATCCAAGGCAACATAGACCGGTGGGATTACCTTATGGTCTGGGGCTCTCTGATGGCGGTGCTGATGATCTGGAGGTGATGTTATGCCGGGGCCAGTATATTATGACCTGTATGATTGCGGAAAACTTGTGGGGCGGTACAGCGGTGCAGAGATCTGCAAGATGTTTGGCTGGAAGAACCGGCAGCAGGTCAGCGATTATGGAAATATAGGAACGTTGTACCAGAAGCGGTACCTGATTGTCCGGGTGGAGATAGAGATGTGGGCGGCTGAGTGGGACGAGGCCAGACAGAGGATTTTGAGGGCGAGGAGGTGATACCGTTGGACAAGCAGATATTAGAGCAGTACATAGATGCCTGTGAGCTGATCAAGGACACCAAGGAGGAGATTGGGAAGTTGCGTAAGCGCCGCAGGCAGATACAGAAGGATAGTGTTAAGGGCTCTGCGCATGAGTTCCCTTACACGTTACAGACCTATCATCTGGAGGGGCTTGGATATGCAGCTGTTAAGGATCCGGATGAGCTGGAACGTATGGAAGTGCTGCTGGAGGAGCGGATCCGGAACGCAGAGAAGATCAAGCGCCAGGTGGAAGCATGGCTTAATACAGTTTCGCCCAGAATGCAACGGATTATCCGGTACAGGGTGTTTGAGGATATGACTTGGGAACAGGTTGCAATGCGAATGGGAAGAAGGGCCACAGGAGAGAGCGTTAAAAAAGAATTTCAGAGATTTTTAGAAGTGGCCTAAAATTTGTCCCATTTGTCCTGAATGTCCCATTTCAAAATGTTATAGTGTACCATGAAGCCAAAGGCATAACGCCGACGGCTTACACTTAAATCGACGGTCGCCAGGGTGTCACAGCCCGGTGGCCGGTTCGTCTGGCTCTGGTTCCATCCCAGGGCTGGACGCCCCCTTCTTCGGATCCTTAGCTCAGTTGGTAGAGCAGGTGGCTGTTAACCACCGTGTCCCAGGTTCGATTCCTGGAGGGTCCGTTGGCCTGGTTTAGGGATCTCCACTCAGACGTTCCAGGTGTAAGAGACATCCTTGAGAGAGGGTGTCTTTTTGTTATGTATACATTGACATTAAAGAACATATGTTCTATACTTTGAAATATAAAGAGTCTACTTGTGAGATGTGTAATAATAGCAGGGGGATTTTTTGTATATTCTTTCCATGAAACGTGTGGTATAATGAAAAAAAACGTCGAAATGGAGAGGTCGATATGATTATATATTTTTCCAAAATCAATTTAGAATCTACAGAGCTTCTTGAAATGTATAAGAAAGAAGAGATGTTCGATACTATGAGAAAATGTATTTTGTCTTTTCTTGAAAATGGAACAGAATATGAAACTGAAGGAAGCTTTAAATCTGATGATGGAGAAGTACATTTTACTAAGACAAAATATCGTTTATCGATAGGGTTGAAAGATGATAGTTATGTGTCTGGCGTAATATATAAATCAGCTACGTTATATTATAAACGAATTAATGCTGCGACAGAAGAGGTAGAGTCCCATTCAATTCCAACGATTGAAGATATTAGATTCTATTTTGATGTAAATAGAGAAATTATTGGATTTCATACAAGAAGTAGGTTTGGTTATCAGGAGTTTAATAGGGCATTTTCTGGAATAATCAATATGTGTATGGAAAAAAATAATTCACCTCTTAGATTTTCAATATCGCTTTATAACGAGGGGATGGAAATTAATGAAATTGAGCGAGAATTAAGAAATATAAAGAATATTAAAAGATTGGAGTTTAATTTTAGATTACCAAATCCGGCTGATGGAAATATGCTGGAGCAGTTAAATGCTGGATTGACAAATACGGCAGAACTAATGGAAGAAGCAAATGCGAATGCTATGAGTGTGATTTTTGATTCAAATGGTACCATTGGTTTAAATATTGATTCTGGGGAAATTAGAGAAAATATTGAGAGAGTAGGTCACTTGTCAAAAGGAATTACGGATAAGGATGCTACTAAAAATGGATATGTTCGTGTTATAGCCACTGGTAAAGACGGTAAAAAATATACTACAGAAGAGCAGAAACCGATAAAAAGAGAAACTATTGGTGAAACGGCAGAAGAGTTCTTTTTGGCATGCAGAGATACTATTTTGAATATCTTTTCAAAGTAAAACTAAGGCCATTAATGAAGAGAGGGGAAGAGTGACGAAGAATGATAGAAAGGATAAAAAAGTACAAACGCTGGAAAGATTATTTTGCAGTAGGCTGTTTTGAGGTAAATATGGCTATTGGTGTCACGGCGATCCTCGGAGTTGTTTTGTTCAAGATGTTTGGAATTTATGAGGCATTTTATAACATTCAAGATGATTTAAAACAGATTCTGCTTTCGATTTTAGGTGGGGAGTTTACTTTGTTGGGAATGTCCTTGGCAGGTATGGCTATAATTACATCAGTTATATCAACGGAACTCATACGAATCATTAATCTTGTTGATGAAAATGAAACAGTGAATCGTGTTTTATCGCATTTTGAGTTTTCTGCTTTTAATTTGGCAATTCAAATAGCATATATGTTGGTAATATATTTTTCATTGTTAAGCGAAGCTCCAGTAATAGGAAAATATTCGTTTATAGTTTGCTTTATAATAGTTTGTTATCATTTTTTCTTTAATCTTTTTTATATAATTGCATTGATTGGTGAATGTATTAAAATTAATGAAATCAAAAACAAATGTGAGAAAGTTGCATCGTTAGAAAAAACAACTATAGATATTGCAAATGAGGTTCGAATTGATTATATATTGGCTGTATTATTAAAAGATAAGGGGAATAAGAGCCATTTGATGAATGCACTGATAGAAATTATTGACAAATCTAATATCTCGGATAAGCAAGCAATAAAAGATTATTTGAAGAAATATTATGGATGGTAAATTTTTTCATTGCATTTGGTTTATCTTTGATACCGTTTAACATCAATTATACGATAGATAAGTTGTTTCCGCAGGATATTGATTTGATAAAACGCATATCAAAAGTAGACGAGTAATGCCCGAGTTCATTATATATAGTGTTTAACAGAGTCATCAGAGCCGTCACCGTGCGGCTCTTTTTTCTATACATAAAAAACAAACATAATTGAGAGGTAGCTCCGGCTGCCTCTTTTTCGATACTCCAAAACCGACGAATCGAGGTGAGATAGCATGGCCAGAGCGCCAGATTCAAGAATTACACAGGCGAAAGCCATGTACCTTCAAGGTATGAAATTAGTTGAGATTGCAAGTCAACTAAAACTGCCTGAAGGGACGGTTCGCCGATGGAAATCAACTTACAAGTGGGATAGCGAACGTTCGGATAAAAATAGTGAGCGTTCGCATAAACGAAAACGTGGCGCACAGCCAGGAAACCATAATAGTGTAGGCGGCCCACTGAGAAACAAGAAAGCTGAAAAATACGGTTTCTTCTCGAAGTATCTTCCTGAGGAGACCGTATCTATTATACAGGAAATGCCGACAGATCCCCTTGATATTCTCTGGGACCAAGTACAGATTGCCTACGCTGCCATTATCCGGGCCCAAAAGATTATGTATGTGCGTGACCGGGATGATAAAACTATTGAGCAGGTAGGCGTCAAAAAGGGGAAAATATCCGGCGCGGAGTGGGAAGTACAGCAGGCATGGGATAAACACGGCAACTTTCTTCAGGCGCAGGCCCGGGCTCAGAAAACATTGGAAAGCCTAATTAAACAATACGATGAGTTACTGAATAAACGCTGGGATCTGGCGAGTGATGAACAGCGAGCCCGTATCGCTCAGATCAAAGCCCAGACGGATAAGTTGAAAGGCACTGACAATGATGCAGAGCTGAGCCGATTGGATGAGGTCCTGAGTGAGATCAAAGGAGTTGTGTGATATGCCATTTTCCGATAAGCAGCAGGAATTTTTTCAGAACGCAAGCCACCGATGGAATATCAAGGTGGGTGCTACGCGTTCAGGAAAGACATATATGGACTATTATGTAATTCCTAAGAGAATCCGTGCCAGAGTTGGAAAAGAGGGCTTAGTGGCGATCCTGGGCGTTTCTAAGGGCACGATTCAACGAAATATCGTCGAACCCTTGCAGCGTATCTGGGGCACAACCCTTGTGGGGGATATCAACTCTCAAAACATCTGCCCTATGTTTGGCGAGGATGTTTACTGTCTGGGTGCTGAGAAAGTCAGTCAGGTATCCAAGATCCGCGGATCATCACTGAAATACTGCTATGGCGATGAGGTAGTGGACTGGAATCAGGATGTATTCAACATGCTAAAATCCCGTCTGGATAAGCCGTATTCCTGTTTTGATGGGGCTTGTAATCCGGATGCGCCGCAGCACTGGTTTAAGCAGTTCCTGGATTCCGATGCAGATATTTACTGTCAGAAGTACGAGATATTCGACAATCCATTTTTGAGCCCCATATTTGTGGATGAGCTCTGTAAGGAGTATAAGGGGACAGTTCTGTATGACCGATACATCCGCGGTCTGTGGGTAGCGGCAGAAGGCTCCGTGTATAAGCTGATGTGCGATGCAATATCCAGTGGAGGAGATAATCCGTTTGCGATCCAAGAGAAACCCAAGAGTATCATGCAGATCAACATCGGCGTGGACTTTGGTGGATCTGGTTCCGGCCATGCATTTGTTGCCACAGCCTATTCCAGGGCTTACCACAGCATTATTGCCCTTGCCAGCGAGCGGCATATGAGTAAAAATGGCAGCATTGATCCGGATAAGCTGGGGGATTTGTTTGTGGACTTTTGCCTGAAGATTATAAACCTGTACGGATTTATCACGGCTGTTTACTGCGACAGCGCAGAGCAGACCCTGATAGCAGGGTTAAGGACGGCTGTCAGGAAGTCTGGTATCGGGTGGATCCGGATCGAGAACGCGCTTAAGACAACGATCAATGACCGGATACGATTTACGCAGCGGATGCTCAGCCAGCACCGCTTTTTTTACATACAGGATCAGTGCAAGACATTGGAGGATGCCCTTACTACAGCCCTCTGGGACGAGAAGAAAAGCCTTGTGGAAGATGTGCGGCTGGATGATGGTACCAGTGATATAGATACGCTGGATGCGTTTGAATATACGTTTGAGCGGGATATCAGCCGGTTTATCCGGTACGAATAGAGGTGATGAGAATGAAGTTTTCAAAGATGCTGACGGCAGTCACAGAGATATTGAATCAGGATTCCGATACGCAGGTGGATGTGTGCCTGACCTCACAGATGGCCTCTGCGATTGAGCTATGGACAGCCATGTACGAGAACCATGCTCCATGGGTAGACCGGAAAAAAGTAAAAAGTGCACAGATCCCGGCAGCCATCGCCTCAGAGATTGCCAGGCTGGTGACACTGGAAATGCAGTCTGAGATTACCGGCGGGGAAGCTGCTGCATATCTGAATCAGGAGTATCAGAGGAACGTTCTGTCTGACCTGCGGCGCTATGTGGAGTATGGGTGTGCGAAAGGTGGTCTGATCCTTAAGCCATATATGACTAAGACAGGGCTTGCAGTCCAGTATGTGCAGGCAGACAGCTTTTTCCCTCTCTCCTTTGATGATTCGGGCCGGATCCTGCAATGTGTATTTACAGAGCAGTTCCGGAAAGGGAAAAAGATATATACCCGGTTGGAAGTACACACGTTACAGAATGACGTGATCCATATCACGAACAGGGCTTTCGTGGCAACCAATGATTACAGCCTGGGGACAGAAATAGAGGTCAGCAGTGTTGACCGATGGTCTGAGCTGGTGCCGGAGCTTTCGCTTGCAGGATCAGATCGGCTCCTGTTTGGATATTTCAGGGTTCCTATGGCAAATACAGAGGACACAGACAGCCCATTGGGGGTATCAGTATATTCCAGGGCAGACGAGCTGATAGCAGAAGCAGATCAGCGTTACTCAAACATCTGTTGGGAGTACGATGGCACACAGCTTGCAGTACATATCGCGGAGAGCCTGTTAAAATACAATCCAGACCAGAATAAGTTTGAATATCCAGGAGGCAAAGAAAGGCTATACCGCAGGGTAAGTTATGCGACCGGTGCAACGGATAAGCCGCTTATCGATGTATTCTCTCCGGCAATCCGGGACACAGCCCTGTTTAATGGATTTAACGCCCAGCTGAGACTGATTGAGTTTGCCTGCAATCTGGCCTACGGCACCCTGTCAGATCCCCAGAACGTGGATAAGACAGCAACGGAGATCAAAGTCAGCAAACAGAGGTCATACACGTTTGTTTCGGATACGCAGATGGCCTTACAGAGGGCGTTGGAAGATCTGGTATACGCCATGAACTTCTGGGCTGCGCTGTACGGTCTGATTCCCCCGGGAAATGATTATCAGGTATCCTTTGTATGGGATGACAGCATCATTGTGGATGCAGAAGCAGAACGCCAGACAGACCGGCAGGATGTAGCTATGGGTGTAATGTCTCTGGCTGAGTACCGCAGTAAGTGGTACGGCGAGACGTTAGAGGAGGCTGCTAAAAACCTGCCGGAGCCTGCATTGGTAGAGGAGTGATACCATGACACCCGAAGAACTGGAGAAGCTACCAAAGCCATTAGAGCGCACTATGACAGCGTTGGAGCTGGCTGTTATGTCTGAAATCATACAGCGCATAAAAGAGGTGTCCCAGATTACTCCGGTGATTGACTGGCTGCTGATCCGGATGGACGCCATTGGCAAGAGCCGGAAAGAAATCAAGCACCTGCTTCGGGAGGGGATAGAGTCTGCAGGGCTTGATATTGATCAGATCTACAATCAGGCTGCACAGTCTGATTATATCCGCAACAAGGCTATCTATGAGGCCGCAGGCCGGGACTACTTACCCTATGAAGAAAACCAATGGCTCCAGCAGGTTGTGGAAGCGGTCAGGGAACAGACCAAGGACAGCCTGAGGCCGATGGAAAACATCACCCAGACAACCGGGTTCAATGTGCAGATGGGCGGAAGGCAGGTATTCACGCCGCTGTCGGAGTATCTCGAGCGCAGCCTGGACAAGGCCATGCTGGGGATCACCACCGGCACAAGGACATACAGCCAGGCCATAGGGGAGGTCATTGACGAGATGACAGCCAGCGGTATCCGGATTGTGGATTATGCATCTGGCAAATCTGACCGGATTGAGGTAGCTGCAAGGCGCGCGGTGATGACGGGCGTAGCCCAGATGGTTGATAAGGTAAATGAGAAGAACGCCAGGGAGATGGGGACGGATTACTGGGAAGTGGACTGGCACATGGGAGCCAGAAACACAGGAACCGGGTACCTGAACCATCAGAGCTGGCAGGGGAAGGTTTATTCCTCTGAGGAGATGCGGACAGTCTGCGGGCTGGGGGAGATGCTGGGATTTGCCGGCATTAACTGCTACCATATCCGTTTTCCCTTCCTTCCCGGTATCAGCAAACGGAGGTATACAGATGAGTGGCTGGAAGAACAGAACCGGAAAGAAAATGAAAAAAAGCTGTTTAACGGGCGCGAATATGATACATATGGAGCCTTACAGTATCAACGGCGCTTGGAGCGCACAATCAGGAAACAGAAGCAGGATGTTAAGCTTTTAGAGGAGGCTAAGGCTGACCCGGATGATATTACAGCGGCTAAGAGCAGGCTGAGGCTGACTAACAAGACCTATGTGGAGTTTTCAAAGGCAATGGGGATTAGGCAGCAGCGGGAACGGCTGAGGATTGTAAAAAATATATCCGGGAGAGAAAAGACTTTTATTCGTACAGAAACAGAAAGTGCGAATATTGAGAATCTTCGTAAGGGTAGCAATGTTGTTGACTTAAAGAAGATTGAAACGGATCTATTCAGAAGTAAATTTACACAACTTACTGGAAATTCAGCAGTAAATGATTCTTTAAGGAAATATGCAAGAGCCATGCTTGTCCATAGAAACGGAAGCGATGGAGAAGATCTGTATATTATCAGTGCTAAAAGTGGAAAAAGGCTTTTTTCTAAAACAAGCGGATCAAATGACCTGGGAGTGGAATTATCCAAAGAAGAGATCGAAAAGATTCGGAGTTATGCTAGAACAGAGGGAATTATAGGGATGCATAATCACCCAACAAATTTATATCCTACGGGAGGAGATTTTGTTTCTGCTGGAGCAAGAGGATATGCATTTGGGGTAGTAGTCACCCATGATGGAAGAGTGTTCCAGTATAAAACTGGAGATAAACCATTTCGCAGTGAATATTTTAATAAGACCGTTGACAAATATGTTTCCAAGCCATACACTTATGGCATAGAAGATGCACAGTTGATTGCATTAAAAGAATTTGAAAAGGAGTTTGGAATTGAATGGAAGGAGTTAAAATAAGGGGCAAGGATGCTATAGTCCATGAAGAAATGACAGAAGAAGAAAGAAATGCAGAATTAGAACGATTGAAAAAGGAAAGTGAAGCTTTAACCGAATGGGAAGAAGTGTAGATACCACCAGTCAGTAATGGCCGGTGGTATTTTTATACGCAAAATTAAGGAGGAATCCACAATGGGAAGTCAGGAATTTTTAAACATTTGCAAAGCTAAGGTATCAGAGTATTACAACCGGAAGAAGGATAAGACAGACGCAGCTCCAGTTATGACGGTGGATGATGTGTTTGTAGTCTGGTATAGCAAGAGTCTCCAGAATCATAAGGCCCTGCTCAGTACACCAGTGTCTGATGGTATGTATTATGAGCTGACGTATAACGGCGATAAGAAAGAGCTGTACTTTGATGCTTATAAGAAGTGGGAAAATATCTGTTACCCCATGTAATGGGCGTTGCGACGTCGCAACAGGAAGGAGCGCATGATGAATAGATTTCTAAGCTGGCTGAAACGGTTCTTTTGTCGGGCAAAGCCTGAATGTGAACACCGATATAGAAAGCACTGGTGCCGCCGCCATGGCCCTTATGGCGGGTATGTGAGGCGGTGTGTGAAGTGCGGAAAGGAGATCGAGAGATGAAAAAGTTATTTATATCGCAGCCCATGAAAGGAAAAACGGACGAAGAAATTTTAATGGAGAGGAAAGCAGCTATTAAAGAGGCAGAGAAACTGATAGGGGAGCCGATTGAGGTGATCGATTCATTTTTTCAGTCAGCACCAGCACCCGCAGACGTACGGCGGCCGTTATGGTTTTTGGCAAAGTCTTTGGAGTTGCTTTCAACAGCCGATGTGGCATATTTTGCTCCGGGCTGGCAGGAGGCCAGAGGGTGCAAGATAGAGCATGAATGTGCGGTACAATATGGAATTGACAGAATTGAATAGGAGATTGGAAAATGAATTTTAAAGAAGCATTTGCAAAGATGAAGCAGGGGAACAAAGTAAAATTGCCATCATGGGGAGGATATTGGTATTGGGATTCAGAAAAAGAAACCATTATGATACAGTGCCGATCAGAGGATAGCGATCAGGGAGCACTTCTTGATATCCGTGATACCCAGAGAGTGGAGTACACTATGATGAATATGCAGTCCGATGACTGGATGATTGCTGATAGTAAGAATTGTCCAGTGCTTGGTGGAGAAGCAACATTCTCTTTTGGTGACGCTATTAAGTACATGAAGCGAGGATTTAGGGTTAAAAGACAGGGATGGAACGGAAAAAATCAGTATATCCAGCTTGCTGCTGGGATTTCCTATAAGTCTCCCGAAGGAGATATTGTGAATTGTGAGCATGAAGCAATTGGAAATAAGGCTATCGCTTTTGTAGGTACAAGTGGAGTTCAGATGGGCTGGCTTGCGTCACAGGCGGATATGTTGGCGGATGACTGGGTATTTGCTGATTAGTCATAGCAAGTTATAAAATTAGTCATAGACACGCAGGTGGGGCCTGGGTGTTATTTTTATGTTTTTTTTCGGTCAGATGATGAGACCTAAAACAGTCATTCGTTTGGTGGATGGTTACACACCTATAAATAACCTAATGGCGAATCAATACAAAGAAAGGATGCGTGAAATGAAAACAGAAGATTTACAGACAAGGGGTCTGACACAGGAGCAGATCGATTATGTAATGGCTGAGTATGGCAAGGAGCTTAACGGGATTAAGCAGGATCGGGATACCTATAAGACCCAGCTTGCGGCGGCCCAGACTACGCTCAAGAGCTTTGAGGGAGTAAATGTCCAGGAACTTCAGGGCAGGATTATCCAGTTGACTGCTGATCTGGCAAATAAGAAAACAGAGTATCAGAAACAGATTGCTGACAGGGATTTCAATGACCTGTTAAAGGCAACGGCAGAGGGCTATAAACCAAGGAATCTGAAAGCCGTCATGCCATTCCTGGACGTTGAAAAGCTGAAAGGCAGCAAGAACCAGGAAGCAGACATCAAGGCCGCCCTGGATGCGGTAAAGAAGGACAATGCGTATCTGTTTCAGGACGTCAGTATTCCCAGGGTGGTGTCTTCCACACCTGGTCCGGGCGGTGCAGCGACGGAGGACACAAAAGCCAGAGCTAATGCAGCATTAAGAAACATTTTAGGAAGAGAATAAGGAGGTAAACAATATGCCAGTACATATTACAAGCAGGGCCGATGCAGAGGCCATTATCCGTGAGCAGGTGGTATCCACTATTTTTCAGGACGCGCCCAAACAGTCAGTATTTATGTCTTTGGCGCGCAAGCTGCCGAATATGACAAGCAACCAGACCCGTATCCGCGTACTGGATTTCCTGCCAACTGCTTACTGGGTAAACGGTGATACCGGTATGAAGCAGACCAGCAAGCAGGCATGGGATAATGTGTATATCAATGCGGCAGAGCTGGCAGTCATCATTCCGATTCCGGAGGCGGTACTGGATGATGCAGAGTTTGACATTTTCGGAGAGATCACTCCGAGGGTGAATGAGGCGATCGGCCAGAAGGTGGACAGTGCCATTATCTTTGGTGTGAACCGTCCGGCAGAGTGGCAGAACGATATTGTTACTCTGGCACGTCAGGCAGGTAATAACGTAGCGCCTAGCGGCAGCCCTGATTATTATAATCTGATTCTTGGAGAAGGCGGTGTTATTTCCAAGGTAGAGGAAGACGGTTATATGTCCACGGGTGCGCTGGCTTCCATGGGAATGAGGGCAAAACTGAGAGGGATTAAGGCTACGGATGGAACCCCGATCTTTAAGTCAGATATGCAGGGATCCACAAACTATGCACTGGATGGTGCGCCTATGTATTTCCCGCAGAACGGTGCATTTGACAATACGATTGCTCAGCTGATTATTGGTGATTTCAAACAGGCTGTATACGCGATCCGTCAGGATATCACTGTAAAGATCCTGGATCAGGGTGTTATTCAGGATCCTGCTACAAAAGAAATCGCTTACAACCTGGCTCAGCAGGACATGGTGGCGCTGCGTGTCGTATTTCGTATGGGATGGGCGCTCCCGAACCCTGCAACCAGGATGGATGAGGATCGTGTGGGTTGTCCGTTTGCTTATCTGGAGCCAGCGACGGCAATGACCACCCAGAAGGTTACATTTACAGTCAAGGACAACAACAGTGAGCCGAAAGCGATTGAAGGTGCCATTGTAGACGTCAATGGTTCCAGACTGAAAACCAATGCTTCCGGCGTGGCAGAGTTCCATCTGCGTCCGGGTACCTATCCGGCAAAGATCAGGAAGAGCGGGTATGGCACTGTGACAGAAACAGTGTCTGTGGACAAGTCCGCAGTACCTAAAGCAGTTACCCTGATCCCGAATGCGTAGAAAGGAGCTGGGCGCTGATGAGTTATGCAGATGAAGGATTCTATACAGACCGATATTTGTTAGGCCGTAAGTCGGTCATCAGCGCCGGCTTTGACTTCTATTCCCGTCAGGCCAGCCAGGTGATTGACAGTTATACGTTCGGACGTTTAAAGCAGACGGCGAAGATTCCGGAGGCGGTGCGCCTGTGCTGCTGTGAGCTGGCAGAGGCTGAGTTTTCCAGAGAAAAGCAGAAGAGGGATTCTGGCGGAAAAACATCTGAGAAGATCGGAACCTATTCCGTCAGCTTCGCCTCTTCGGGAGAGCGTGATTCTGCATATGCCGGGGAGCAGGAGGCCATCGTGCTGAAATGGCTTGGAGGTACCGGCCTGTGCTATCAGGGGGTGTGAGATGTATACCAACTCAGACGCAACGCTGTATCTGTACAGCAAAGAGGGCAGGGACGTACGATATACCCGTGTTCCTATTGAGGGAGTGTACTGGGAGGATGTGCAGCAGTCCACATTCCTGAAGACAGGGCAGAAGGATGCAGCTTCTGTCCTGCTGGTAATCCCGTATGAGAGCCTGAATCATCCATTGCATATTACCAGAGGAAAGGATCTGGCTGTCAAAGGGATTATCGTGGATGAAATCGACAGCAGCACACAGGAGGCCTTGTCGAAGTCATTGGCAGCCTTAAAGGCGGCCCATGATTATGTGACCGTTACCACAGCAGATGAACGGCTGTATGGCAGTGAATCCGTGTGGCATTATGAGCTGTCCTGCAAGTAAGGAGGCAGTATGGAGGTTGAATTTGAAATGAAGTCCACCGAGGCTCTTCTGAGAACCCGTGGCTTGCAGAAAAATGGGCCGGTACAAAAGCTGGTAGACAGTGAGTGCATGAGGTACATGTCCCCATATATGCCCCGAAGACAGGCGGGGGAGCTGGAGCACATGATGGTTATGGCGACTGTGGTCGGATCCGGGCAGATCGACATTCCTGGGCCTTATGCTCATTACCTCTATGAGGGGGTTCTGTATGTGTCACCTACTACAGGAAGCGCGTGGGCGAAAAAGAATGAGATTAAAGTTCCGACCGGGAAGGCGCTTACCTATGCAGGGGCTCCCATGCGGGGAAAGAAGTGGTTTGAGAGGATGAAGGCAGACCACAAGGATGATATCCTCCAGGCGGCGCAGGCTCTGGCAGACAGGAGGGGAAGTTCATGACCATCATAGACTATATGCGGCAGACATTGACGGAGTATCCCAAGATATCCGAGTTTCTGGCCGGGGATGAGATTCACATTGATTTTACGGAGCCTGATCCGGTCAATTATGGCCTGACCAGCAACGGGGACAGTCTGGTAAAGGAGGATGTGCTGGGAAACCAGATCCGGCAGCATAATTTTGTTATGTATGCAGTCGGTCAGTCCTTTACAGATTATAACCGGCTGGCAAACAGTAACTTCCTGCTGGAGCTGTCACTCTGGCTGGAGAGGCTACCTTCCGGGGATGAGCTTACATTTCAGGCCGGAGAACAGGAACTAAAGGGAACTTTTTTAAAGGCAACCACAGCCAATGCAATGAGCATGGGGCTGATGGGGGATACCGTTGACAGTGGCGTAATGTATCAGCTACAGATCTACGCCCAGTACAAAATAGAAAGAGAGGAATTTTAAATGCCAGGAACAGTAACAGGGAAAATCAAACGTAAATTCATGGCGCACTATATTGATTCGGCAGCTCCGGGAGCGGGATCAGAGACGGCAAAATATGTCCGCTTAGGCAAGGATCTGGAAGAGTTCAATGTGGAAATGAACGCCAATGTGGAAACTAAAAACAATATTTTAGGTGAAACCTCTGTAAATCTGGACAGCTATCAGCCTCAGGCATCCGCCGAACCGTATTATGCAGAGATTGGCGATCCTCTGTTTGAACGGTTGCAGGCAATCATTGATGAGCGCCAGACTTTGGATGACCTGAAGACTTCCGTGGTGGAAGTGCATCTTTGGGACGAGGATGAGTCAAAGACTGGCTCCTATGTGGCATATAAAGAAGATGCCATTATTGAGGTTTCCAGCTATGGCGGTGATACAACCGGATACCAGATCCCGTTTAATGTACATCACACGGGCAACCGGATCAAGGGGCTGTTCGCATTGACTACAAAGACATTTACAGAAGATGGGAAAGGATGAAGAGGAATCCGAATGAGAAGTCTTAATTTTAATGATGGTTATGAGAGTTTTATGGTTAACGATGATCCGAACCGGGTGATCCGGTTTAACCCGGCTGATCCGGAGATTATCAACCGTGTTCTGAGCGTCCAGAGTGAATTTGGCGCTTACCAGATCCCGGAAGGGATTGAGCTGAATCCGGACGGAAGCCCTAAAACGGATTTGGAAAAGAACGGGGCATATGTGGCTGAATTTACGGCTGCCATGCGTAAGGCCTTTAATGGCATTTTCAATGCAGATGTGTATGACACGATTTTTGCAGGCCAGTCCCCGTTATGCATTATCGGTCAGAATTATCTTTTTGAAGAGGTTTTAAATGGATTGCTGGAACTGATGCAGCCGGCTGTAAAAGCCTATAACGAAAAGAACCGAGAGAAGATGAGCCAGTATTTAAAGGACGTGGAAGCCGATGAAGTTCTTACCGGACAGTCTTGAAGTGGGCGGAGCTACATATCCGATTGAAACAGATTACCGTAATATCCTGATTTTTCTGTCTGCCTGTACAGATCCAGATCTGACAGCCGCCCAAAAGCTTGAAATACTTCTAAGAAGGCTGTACAGGAAGGGATATGGCCAGATCCCTCAGGAACATATAGGGGAAGCTATCTTACAGGCGAAATGGTTTGTGGACTGCGGCAGGGAAGATGATGATAAAAGACCCGCTAAAAAGATGATGGACTGGGAGCAGGATGAGGCGATCCTGTTCCCTGCGGTCAATAAAGTAGCGGGAATAGAAACACGAGCTGTCCCTTATCTTCACTGGTGGACGTTTGCCGGGTATTTCATGGAGATTGAGGAAGGAACATTCTCTACGGTTCTGGGAATCCGTCAGAAAAAGGCCAAGGGAAAACGGCTGGAAAAATGGGAAGAGGAATTTTACAGAAATAATAAAAAGCTGTGTGATCTGAAGACCCGGTATACGGAAGAAGAACAGAAAGAGATTGATTATTGGAATAAGCTATTGGGTTAGGCACCGGAAGGTGTCTTATTTTATGCCCGGAAATGAGGTGAGAGTATGGCAGCAGATGGAAGCCTGAGATTTGACACTGCGGTCAATACAGAGGGGTTCAAGGATGGTATTTCAGTATTAAGTAAAGCGATGGACAGGCTGACAAAAGCAGTAGATCAATTATCTTCTAATATTATAACCCGTTTTGGAGCCACAGAGCAGGCCATGCAGAAAGTGGCCGAAGGAGCAGAGAAAGCATCAGAAGAAATTGAGTCTATTGGCAGTTCCGCAGATCGGTCGACAGAAAGAGTAAAAAGCTTGCAAGAACAGATGGATGCAATCAGCGTGCATACAATGCAGGACTCTGCTGCTGATGTGGCAACCGCAGCCCCAGTATCTGTTCCAGTAGCGGCATCCGATATGGGATATAATCCAGAAGCAATGTCAGCAGTGTTTGGAAAAGCAGCAGAAGATATACGCAGTTGGTCGGATGCAATTAACATGTACGGTCAGCAGGCGGGATTTGCATTGAACGATCTGGAGCGGGATGCAGCAGAGGCAGGGCAGGCAATATCAAGTGGAGCCGATCAGGCAGAGAATACGGTGCAGAGGTATGTGGGTTTTAAGGATTCTGTAATCGGGGCCTTTAAAAATATGCCAGGAGCGTTTGCTCTTATTCCAAAAGCATTATCGTTAGAAATTTCCAAGATACCGGGGATTGTAAAGAGTGGTTTTTCCAAAGCGTCAGGAGTCATATCAGGCTTCGGAAAAGCACTTGGAAAAGGACTTGCAGGAAAAGCAAAATCGGCTGTAACAAGTTTAAAAGGACTGTCCAAGCCTGCTGATAAGGCAGCAAAGAGTATTTTAAAATTATCTAATATGTTCAAGCTGATGCTCATTCGCATGGCAATGCGCGCGGTTGTTCAGGGCGTAAAAGAGGGAATGCAAAATCTAGTACAGTATTCAGGAGACGCCAATCAAGCCATGTCAGAATTGACATCAAGTATGACATACGCCAAAAACAGTTTTGCGGCTGCTTTTGCACCGATTTTGTCTTTTATAGTGCCAGCAATTACAGTGCTTATCAATGCCCTGGCTACAGCGGTAGGATATGTAAATCAATTTTTCTCCGCTTTAGGCGGGAAAGGTACGTTTGTCCGAGCTAAAAAAGTAAATCAGGATTATGTAGCCAGCCTGAAAAAGACTGGAGGCGCAGCAAAGCAGGCAGGAAAGGATGCCAAAAAGGCACTGGCCCCGTTTGATGATCTAGTACAGATCCAAAGAGAAGGGGCGGATGGCTCCTCTGGTGGATCAAGTGGAGGTATAGATCCCTCACAGATGTTTGAAACTGTAGCAATCGATCAGGGAATCAGTGATTTTGCAAATAAGCTGAAAGAACTGTGGCAGGCCGGAGACTGGGAAGGTATTGGACAGCTGATCGGCCAGAAGATCAATGATTCAGTCCAGAAGTTTACGGACTATATAAGCTGGGACAATGTAGGCGCTAAGATCACCACATTCGTGACCGCATTTACTACGCTGTTTAACAGCCTGGTCGCAAATATTGATTGGTATTCGATTGGTATCATGATGGGTACAGGTATCAATACGTTAGCAAATACCTTATATCTGCTTCTTACTCAGATTGACTGGTTTATGCTGGGATCAGCTCTAGCAACGGGGCTTAATGGTATGGTCGCTACGATTGACTGGAATTTATTCGGAGCCACTCTGGGAGCATTTTTCCAAGCAAAAATTTCAGGTCTGTATGGTTTTGTGGATACCGCTGACTGGCCTTTGATCGGACAGGCTATTGGAAATGGACTTAACGGAACCATATCACAAATTGACTGGGGAATGCTTGGGCTGCTATTTGCCACAGGATTGGGCGGATTATTTGCTATTGCCGGGAATTTTGCTCAGACGTTTGACTGGACAGGATTCGGTAGCTCAATCGCCTTGAGCCTAAGTACGTTTTTCCAGACATTTGATTGGGCCGGATCTGGTACAGCCATCAGCGATTTTGTTCTGGGATTGTTAAATGCGTTTGTAACATTTATAAAAGAAACGGATTGGACAGCCTTAGGAACTGGCGTTGCTGAAATGGCTTTAGCGATAGACTGGTGGGGAATCCTGTTAGCTGTTATTGATGCTGTGCTCCAGACATTGAAGGCTGTAGTTTTGGCTTCTTGGGGTCTTTTATCCGAAATAGGAAAGAGTCTTTGGGAAGGATTCTGCAAGGGAGTGAAAACATTCTTTTCTGATCCGAAAGCATTTATCAGAGATAATATAGTGGATCCTTTTGTGAAGTATTTCAAAGAACTTTTCGGAATCCACAGCCCTTCTACTGTGATGGCAGAAATGGGTCAGTATCTCTGGGATGGATTCTGTAACGGTATTAAAGAGTTTTTCTCAAATCCCGGAGCATTTGTTAAGGCGAACATTACGGATCCATTTGTGAATGGCTTGAAGAGCCTTCTCGGAATCCATAGCCCGTCTACTGTTCTGGCAGGGATTGGCTCCTACGCAGTGCAGGGATTTAACCAGGGCGTGACGAGCGAACAGACTGCTTCCCAGAATGTGGTACAGTCATGGGCTTCCGGCGTGGCAAACTGGTTTTCAGAAAAGTTTGGAATCGGAACAGGGGATTCCGTAGAATCCAAGAAGTGGGCCAATAGCATTATGTCAGGATTTAACAATACTGTAAGGAAGAATTATACCCAGTCCCAGACGGTAATGGAAACATGGGCCGAAAACGTAAGGAAGTGGTTCGTGGGTGTTGACGAAAACCAGGGAGTAAATGAGCTTTCCTGGACGAAATTCGCAGACCTTATTATCCAGGCATTTAAAGCCAAAATAGAAGGTAGCCATTCCGAAACTCAGGGGCCTGTAGAAACATGGGCCAGAAATGTCAAGGAATGGTTCTGGGGAGACAGTGATCCTCAGGGAACCGGCGGAATGTATGCAGCATTCTACGACATGGCAAAGCGGATCAACGAGGGATTTGCAAATGGTATCAGCGATTTTGCATATATGGCAAAGGATGCGATCCGGAAGTGGGCGGCTGAGGCAATGGAAGAAGCTGAGGAAGAGTTTGACATCAATTCTCCCTCAAGAGAGTTTTACAACATTGCAGAGTATGTGGTCCGTGGATTCAACAACGGTATTGCTGATATGGCAAGATCGTCCCGTAGTATTGTGCAGGACTGGCTGGATGGTGTTATGGATGTATTTGACGGCGTACAGATCCGTCTTCCTATAGGGATTGATATCCCAAATGCGGCAGCATATCTTCCTAAGATGGCAAGAGGGAGTATTGTTCCGCCACGGGCTGGAGATATGGCCGCGTCTATGCGGAGCCGATCTTATGCGGAGGAAGAATTATTGTCTAATCTGATTGCAAGGCTCGATACTTTGCTTAGCCAGCAACAGGGAGACCGCAGCCAGCCAATCCAGATCGTATTAAATCTGACCGGAAGTATGGCGGCACTGGCAAGAGCATTAAAGCCAGAGCTTGACCGTGAGGCGGCGCGTAGAGGCGTAAGCCTGGTAGTGATAGGAGGAACCTGATGGCGGACAGTGTATTTTTAATGGATGGCAGAGCGTATAACGTGGAAGTGGAGTCTGATTCTCTGGAACGGAGTTTTGCAGTGACAGACACAGACCAGTCAGGGCGTACCATGGACTACACTATGGAGCGTGATGTAATTGGCACGTTTTATAATTATGCTATGAAGGTATACCCAAAAGATGGGGATACAGCCTCCTACGATGCATTTTATGACGCTGTTTCAGATCCTAATAGGGACAGCCATGAAATGACGTTCCCATATGGACAGGAGACATTAACCTTTCGTGCTTACGTCACCCAGGGCAAGGACAAGCTCCGTATCCGGAACGGGAAGAACCTGTGGGGCATGGATGGCCTGTCATTGAATTTCACGGCAATGGAACCGCAGAGGAGGCGATAGGAAATGAAATGGGATATCAGGGTGGAGAGCAATGGGCAGCAGCCATATGCGTCAGTCGAGGATCTTGCAAATATGGAGCAGCAGCTCCCACCTTATGCTCTGTGCCTTCCGAGGTATGCAAAAATGGACAGCAACTATCCTAATGCCCCAGACCAGATAGAAAAGGGGCTGTATGGTTACATCAGTACAGCCCTTAGCGGCCAAGATGGAAGGTTTGAAAATCCTCCGGTAATCACGGTGACATTTGACCGTCTAAAGACAAGTAATGGTATATATCTGGTTTTTAACCGATTAAGTGGCGACTATGCATCCAGTATTCAGATCCGATGGAATAAGGACGGGGAGCTGGTGCATGAGCAGAATTTTGAGCCGGACGGGACAGAGTATTTCTGTCGAGCCAAAGTGCCGCTGTTCAATCAGATCGCAATTACATTCCTTAAAAGCAGTAGGCCCTATCGTTATCTATGGCTAGCTGTTATTAAAAACCAGAGGATGACGGATGCAGGCGGCTTGAAAATTGTTTATGACGATATCGCTCTGGGAGCAGCAGAGAATAATACAGCAGAGACACCGGACAAGGATTATTATGTAAATTTGCAGGATTTGAAAGAAGGGGTTGAGTTTCCGGATTATGCACTGTGCCTGCCGCGTTATGCAAAGATGGACGGAGGTTATTCCAACGCTCCGGATCAGCTGGAAGAGATGGGGTATGTAAGCGACAGTATATCCGGCCCTGATGGTGCATTTGCAGTACCGCCTGCAATCACATTTTCTTTCAGCCAGAATTATTCCAGCGTTGGGGTTACGCTGAGATTCAACGATTATACAGAAGACCGGTGCAGCCGGATCAATATAAAATGGTATCGTGATGAGGAACTGTTAAAGGATCAGGATTACGAACCGGACAGTTATAATTATTTCTGTTACGGAGTAGTGGATTATTACAATAAAGTAGTCATTAGGTTTTTGGAAACCAGCAAGCCATATCGTAATGTGTTTTTGACTCATATTATATGGGGGCTGATCCGGGTATTTAAGGATGATGAAATAGAGGACATTAACTGCCTGATGGAACTCAATTCAATCTCTGAAGAGGTCAGCATAAATACGATGGATTACACGATCCGAAGTAAAACAGAGTATGCGTTTGAGTTCCAGAAAAAGCAGAAACAGACCCTGTATTTTGACGAGGCGATTCTGGGGATTTATTACCTTAAGGACGGAAAACAGATCGGGGAAAAACGGTACTCAGTGGAGACACAGGATGCTGTCGGGATTTTGGATAACAATCCGTTTATGGGTGGAATCTATGAAAATATGTTGGTATCTGAGATTTTGGACAATATTATGGAAGGTGAAGGCATTGCATATTTTTTAGATGATGCCTATAAGGAGACCAGAATAAGCGGATATTTACCCGTTACCAGTAAACGCAGCGCCCTGCAGCAGCTTGCGTTTGCGATTGGTGCTCTGGTAGATACAAGCTATGACCGCCAGCTGTATGTATACCCGGAGCAGACAGAGGTGACGGCAGAATTTACTGGACGTGATATCTTTCTTGGCCTTACTGTGGACCACAGTGAAATGGTGACGGGAATCCGGCTGTATGCACACAGCTATATACCGAGCCAGGAGTCAGCAGAGCTGTATAAGGGAAGCTTAACAGGAGAAACTAAGCTGGAGTTTTCCGAACCGTATCATAGTCTGTCGATCATAGGCGGTACTATAGAAAAGCATGGGGCCAACTATGCGTATATCACTTCCAATGGCGGCGGAGAGGTTGTCTTGACGGGGCTTAGATATAACCACAATACGATCACTCTTTTAAAAGAGAACCCTAAGATTACCCAGAATAAAAATATTGCCGAGGTAAAAGAAGCAACCCTTGTCACCATGGAAAATGCGCAGGCGGTATTAAACAGGGTATATGATTACTACAGCAATAATGAGAGTGTCAGCTTCCGGGCAGTTATCAACGATCAGGAACTTGGAAATCGTGTTCGGGTAACAACAGGATTTAAAGGCACAATGGAGGGAATGATCCGGAAACTGGATATGAAATTTTCACGGAGAAAAATCACAGCGGAGGTGACAGTGGGATGAGTACAGTGCTGGATACACTGATTACAGACCGGACCAGTGCAGACCTTGCAGCAGATCTGGATAAGGTCTATGCAGATTATATCTGCCTTAACCGGGTAGAGCAGGCCTGTGCTCTTCTGGCACAGCGGTTTGGCGTAGATATAAAAACCAAGGAATGGAAGATGGAGGACTACCGTACAGATACCGAAATGGCCCGACTGCTCGAAAATATCAAAAAGGTGAGAACGGCATATTTTGTAAAGTCCAGCACCCCGCCAACTCCGGTAAAGATCACATATGATAACATCTACCAGGCCAATGATATTGAGCAGATATTAAAGGATCTGGGAGATATGTATGACAGTATGATATCGGGGCAGAGGCGGTTAAGCTTTCATCTGGGGCGGAAGATGTTGGGAAACAGGAGGTAAGACATGGCATTAAAAACAGATTTCAAGGATGATATTTTTGAGGGAAACAGGAAGTATAAGCTGTCCCAGGACGGTACGGGAAACACTGAGATTCAGGACGTGACGGTCTATAGCCAGGAAGGCGACCTGTTCACAGCTGAACATATTAACGCCACCAACAAGGCAGTAAACGGTCTGTCAGAGGATATGGTAGACCTAAAAAAATCTGTCAGTGATGGAAAAGCACAGGTTGCCGCAGCCATCACTGCGAAACGGGTACCTACAGCGGCAACCGCAACATTCGGGGAGATGGCGGCCAATATCGGAAAGATTGTCCTGGGAAGCGGCAATGCGGTGCCGTCGGATGTTCTGGCAGGCAAAACGTTCACGAACAACGATGGTGTAGAATATACCGGTACCATGCCCAACCGTGGCGATTACAACGGCTGGGGCAACAGCAAAGGCAATGATGCAGACAATCAGCGGATGTGGGTTAAAATACCACAGGGATACTATAACGAGAACGCCAATGTGTTCCTGTCATGGGCGGATATCCGCAACATGGCGGGGATTACAGCGGTGAAGATCAAAAAAGGCGAATCGATAATGGGTATTATCGGAAGTTGGGAAGGATATGTTCCTCTCGCAACTGATATATATTATAACGGTGCAAATCCGTATGGTTTGGCTCCAGTATCTAGCGTTACACTTGAAAATACATATATAAGTTGTGGAATGCCATATCCTGGACAGGCCGAACTCTCCTTAAACCACTCGTTTAATTTTTCCAATTATAATAGAGCGGTAATGGAGTTAACATATCTTGGGCCTGTTACCGGAGGGGCAATAAGTTTCAAAATTTACGGAACAACATCTGGAGGAGTCAATAAATTATATACCGGTTCAATAAGTAATCCACCTCTGAATCAAAAAATCAGTATTGCTGTTGATTTGCCAGACAAAACAATATTCAATGTCAAAGCTCTCGCTCTCGATCATTCGATGACGTCTGGAGGTAAATCTGCAAAAATACACAGGATTCGCTTTGAATAATTAAGCCAACCTGATGCGGGTAATCCATTGTTCTGCTTTGGCACTAGAGATGGTCACAGATCCTCCTGAGTTAATTGTCGATACTTGCGTGATGTCAAATTCCATACTGTATAAAGGACCCTTTGCAGATGGAAAGTTTACAGCCTCCGGAATTGCTTGTGTATACAAAGTTGCATACGTTGGCTTAGTGGTATCACTAGAATCGATAAATAAGAAGCGTCCCTCCAATATAAGCTTTGAATAGCTTCTCACATCGATGGCTCGACCGAAAGTGAAGGCTCTAACAGCGCCAAATTGAGTTTTATAAGCATAATGAATTCTGGTATTCTCAAAATTCCATCCTGTAGCTGGATCAACCGTCAAACTCCCACTATTCACGCCATTGTAATATAGATCCTGAGGGTTCGGAACCCACCCCTCAAAACTTCCGATAATACCCATTATCACAAGTACAATGCGAAAGGAGATGATTCAAATGATTACAAAACCAGTAAAGGAGCCAGATGATGGATGATTTAACAAAAGCAGAGCTGGCCCGCATCCGTGACGAGGATCAGCGCCAGAACCGGCGCATTGAGCTGCTGGAGGACATGAGTAAGGTGATCCAGGATCTGGTGCTGTCCATCCATGGCCTTGCAAAAGATATGGAGCAGATGCTCCAGGAACAGAAAGAGCAGGGGAAACGCCTGGACAACCAGAGTAAGCGTCTGGACGCCCTGGAACGGGAACCGGGCAACACCTACAAGGACATTAAAAAAACAGTAATCACAGCGATAGTAAGCGCGCTTGCCGGATCACTGGCAACCGGGCTTATTTTAATTTTGTCGCAGACTATCCATTGAGAGGAGGTGAGGAACTATGCTTAAGAACTGTGTATTTAGGGCCGA